AGTTATTATACGGGAAAATTAGCTCTTGGTCAAGTTGCCTTGTCAAAGAATCAATACACATTTGGTCAAGAGAACCACGTGCCCAAACTGTTTGATCTTTCTCTGGGAACTGTGCAGCATAGTCACGCAGTGCACGAATTGCTTCCAAGGGAGACATATCCAAATCAGTTGGTTTCAAACTAACACCACGTACATACTCATGTTGCTTTGACCACCAATCAATGGTGTCTTTTTGCGCAACACGTTTTAGTTCTTTGAGTTGGTATTGAACATCCACTTTGACGAATATAGAATTGTCTAGTAGTTGTTCGTAGGTATAGTCAGTGCCGATCTCAAAGTGAGTAAGGGCAGCAGACAAAATAACGCTGTGGGACTCTGTTCCAAGAGTCTCGATATCGAACATGAACATAATGAAAAATCCTCCAGATATAAGTTATTATACCTGAAGGATCGATAAAAGTAAAGGGATTATTTTGGAATCACGTTTGCAATAACAATACCAGATCCAAAGAGTCTGTTGTATTCGTTGACAAGTTTTTGGTCAGCTTCTGCCTCAGCAGCAATCGCAGTAATGCGAATAGTAACCTTGCCTTCTGCGTATGGCATGTATGGAGCAATTCCAACACCCACACCACCATCACGTTCTTGCAACATTACTGAAGCTGGTTCGTTGACTACGTAGTGTCCCTGACCAAAGTCTTCACTAACGATATCTGCCATGATCACTTCACCATTGATCATTTTAAAAATTTTCACTGTCATGTTTTATCCTGTTCAACTAGATTATCTATAAAGTCCGATGCATTTATAAACTGATCGAAGTACCGTATAAATGTATCTCCGTTATAAATGTGCTGTGCAACAATCAATACAAATTTGTTACTGTAAACAGATACCTTGAAACGCCACTCTCCTCTGCGCACTGCAGTGAAGGTAGTCATGTTCGGGAAGTATCTTGCTTTGTTGCTCATAGTATTATTTATGAGCAAAAGGAAGTCCGAAGACTTCCTTATTTTACTTCACCTTGCCTCTTTTATAGAGTTTGAAGGATTGGATACCTTCAGCAATACCAACAAGGATTTGCTTACAGCTTTTCAGCAGCTTGATCATAAGCATTCTCCTGTAGCAATTGTTTGCCTTTACCAGCTTTGACTGCAATTTTCTTTGGCTTTCTTTGTTCTGGAATCAAACGCTCCAAGAAAATCTTAAGCATGCCATTGAATAGTTCTGCGTCTTTAACTTCTACTTCATCGTTCAAAACAAACGCACGAGAGAACGCACGATTTGCAATGCCTCTGAATAAGAAATTATCTTCAGCTTCTTCAGCTTTGATATTGCCACGAACAATTAACTTACCATCTTCCATTTCAATATCAATATCAGACTGACCAAAACCTGCTACAGCCAACTCAATGGTGTAGTGGTTCTCGTCTTTCTTGACGATATTATATGGTGGATAGTTAGGGATGTTTTTGGCCATGTCGTCATGGAATTTCTGCAGACGATTAAACTGCTCATCGAAACCGATAAGAAATTTGTCCATGTCTTTGGTGCCCCAGAATGTGGGGATGAAGTTGTTTCCCATGTTAATCTCCTTATTGTTTCGTGAATGCTTTCTTCGCATCAAAGGTGTATGCGGACACACCCAAGGCAGTGAAGAAGTCATTATACGATTTAGCTACATTCTTCGCAAAGGAAGATTGTGCAGCAATAAAGGCATTAAGGGGTTTTTTGAGTTCTTCGTTTTTGACATGCGTCTCAACGAATTTAGTTTTGACACTTTGGAAAGTGTCGATGGCGGTGTTAATGTTATTCAACATTGTTTTCTCCTATTAAGCGAGTAGTTAAAAATGATACCCCGAAGGCATATCGTAAAATCCTGCTTACTGGCTACAGGGACAGCTTTTCGTACTGCCAGCTTTAGACGCTCCTAAGGTAGAAGAGCCTTTACGTTCCCATCCCGATGGGACAAGAACTATTTAGTTAAACTGCTGGCGGGGCTACAGTGCTTGTTGCAGCTTCTGCTGCTTGAACCTGAGCAGAACCCTGTTGTTGAATCTTATTTACCAATTGGAAAATAGCTTCAAAGGGATGCTTACCCAACGATGCCAAAATTGCATTAACTTCGTCAATGGTCAGTTCGAGTTTGATAGTTTGTTGTGCTTGTTCAGCCATGATATCTCCAAAATTTAAAATGATTTAGTTTACTTCTTTTTGCCAATGTTATATTTAGGCACTAATTCCCACTCTTCTTTTTCTTTGTGGCTAACCACTTTGATTTGAGAGAGTGATGCTTTTGGGTCTGCTTTAGATGCATCAAGCACCTTTAACAGCCCCCAATCTTGCAACAAGCCAGCGATCGTATTTCTACGTTCTACATCGTTGGCTGTGATGTTTGATTCTTTTCCGTCCAATGCAAAGAGTTCTTTGAAGTGTACGATGTAATATCTACCCTGCTTATGTAATATATGGCAAGATTGATATAATTTTTTGTCTTTTCTGGATGCAATCCCGATGCGGGTAAGAGTCTCACGAACCTTTAAAAAGTTGTCTGGTTCGGGTAGGGTCACTTCGAGCATGGAGTCGGGCTTCCAATCATAATAGATCATTTCGACTGTCATTTTCTACCACCTGTATATTGTTTTTCTTCAATGGTTTTCAATTGTTCTGACGTTAAAATTGTCAGAACCTGTTTCGCTTTTTCACTGGAGTAGCCGTAGCAATCCATGACCAATTTAAGATGCTTTTCTTCCTCACGTTTAAACCATTTGGAAAATCGCTTCTTCTTCGGTATACTATTTAGCAAAAACTGAAATTGCCATTTATTGGAAATTTGATGCCTTTGATTCATTTCATTGGCATACATTACAGTGTCAGAAAAGAACGAAAGTCCTCTATTGACCATCCATGCTGAATACTCTTTTTCGTTACTGGGATCCTCCTTGATCAGATCTTTCTTAGTTTCATTTATAGCGTTGAGGAAATCAAATGGAGTCATTTGCAAATACCTCTCTTAGATTTTCGTCAGTTGCAGCAAATACTGTATCTGGAAATCTTTTCTTGAGGTTTCGCTCGACCACATTACGTGTTTCGCCCTGCGCCATAAATTCATTGGTTTCCATATTGTAAATGTAGATCATACCATCGACACGTTCCATTCTAATTCGAACAACATCGTTAGATACATCAACTGATTCTATTAACTGTTTGATCTTAATCTTAGCAACAAATTCGCGAAACCACCAACCAATCATAAATCCAAAAACTAATACTGCTGCAAAGGATAAAAGTAGATCCATATTGTCCTCACTTAAACTTACATTGCAGCATAATTTCTGTCATTGCAGCCATAGTATTTAGCTCATGATTTGCCACGAATGCATCTTTGTATTGATAGTCGGCAAGAATTAAAACCATGGTAGGGATACTAACTGGTTCCAAATACTCGCTGGCTTTCTCATACAGATGATCAAAGAGAGAACTGGTTTCAATGTCTGAGTTCTGCGCAATCCACTGACGAGTTTTCTTAAAGTCTTTTTCCTTTAAGTTCATAACAAGAGTTTTGTAAGACTCATCGGACATATTGACCAACAAACCAGCATCAATCTTACCAGAGACAGAGTAGCGTTGCAACTCATTTAAGATACGACGATAATCAGGAAAGTGTTTGTTGACTAATTCTACCACAACCTTTGTGTCATAGTCAATACCTTCAGCTTTAAGAATTTGCGTAACACGTTTAAAGAAACCTGCAGCAATGGCTGGCTTTTCTGCGTTGTCAATTTTAAAGTCAATCACGGCACATCGGCTATGCAATGGCTCAATGATCTTGTTCTTAAAGTTACAGGTAAAGATAAAACGACAGTTGTTTGAAAACTCTTCAATGAACCCACGCAATGCTGGTTGCACTGACTGCGCATTCATATAGTCTGCTTCATCAAGGATAACTACCTTCTTGGCATCAGTCAGTGAAACAGTTGACGCAAATCCTTTGATAGTGGTACGCAATGTATCAATGGAACGACCTTCATCAGATCCATTGATAAACAAAACATCGGCACCAACTTCATTACACAACGCACGAGCCACAGTGGTTTTACCTACACCAGCTGTTCCTGAGAACAAAAAGGTAGGTAGTTCACCAGTTGCAATGTATTCTTTGAAAGTTTGTTTTAACTTCTCAGGAAGAATACATTCATCAATTGTGGCTGGGCGATACTTCTCAACCCACAAATATTGGTCACTCATAATATAATCCTATTCAAAAAAGGCAAATAATGTATTCAAAGAATTGTCTACTTGTTTTTGTTCTCGTATGTCTCTCGATTTCTTAACCTGTTTATCAAAACAAATACAGCAATACGAACGAACATCATTTGGATGTTTTCTATCTTGCTTTGATTTTAGATAAAAAGCACCAAGAGGTTTATTCTCACGACAACATTTACACCATGAGACTGCTCTTGACTTTGTGCCATCTAAATTAATAACCCATCGGTCTTCCGCTACCTCACGTGTAACTATTGCCAAGTTTTCTTTTCGCAAATGCATAATATAGTATACCTCAAAAAAGTTAAGCAGTCAACACTCGCTTCCATTGACCATTCACATTGATATATAACTCACCATCTGGTCCAGGAACCATCTTAACACTTACCTGCTTCTCAGTTCCAGGAACAAATCGTTTACTGCTACCACCAATACCCAAATTGCCACTTGAGTCAATACGCATTACTTCG